TGGTCCAAGTTCCTTGTTCCTAGCTGGTATTTGCTGTAAATTTGGATTTGAATAAGAAAATCTTCCCGTTACTGTTCCACCATTATCTGATCTAAGCTGATTGATTTCAGCATGAATTCTACCTTTATGTGAATGCTTTAATATGGTATCAATAAAAGTGGTATGCGCCTTGTTTATTTCACGAGCGCGGGCTATTTGTTTCACCAGTGGGTGGGGGTGATTCTGTAAAAAATTTTTGGTAAATGATGGAGAATTTGTTTTTTCGGTTCGGTCAAATGGTAGGCGAAGTTTTTCAAAAACTTGAGCAATACTGCGTGCTGCCCATATTTGGGTATCTACTCCAGTTTCTTTTTTTACTTTTTGTAGGCATTCTTTTTCTTCTGCAAGTAACTCTTCTTTTAATTTGTGAGCGGACTCAGTATCTACTCGGACTCCTAAGAAACGCATATCGACTAAGCATGGGAAAAGTTCAGTCTCTAATTCAAAAATAGATTGTATATCTTGGTGTAAAATTTCTTTCTTAAGTTCTTGCCAAAGTTCTAAAGTTATCTCTGCATCTTTTTCTGCATAAGCACCTACATAAATGGCAGGTAGTTTATACATTTCTGCCTTGGGGTCAACCCCCCAACTCTTTGCAGCTTCATATAAAGCTGT